TCTACGGGCGTTAAGGCCATAGCCACTCCTTTAAAAGTAAGGAGGGCAGACAAGCTGCCCTAATTTCAACTTGCAGGCATAATACCGGCAGTAATGAGCTTGGTGAGCAGAGCATTGTAAGCTGTAGTTACAGCAGCCAATGTTGCAAAGTCGGGGGACTGTTGAGCGGTGAAAGTAATCTGTTTTACAATACCGGCAGCGGCAGTAGTTGCGGCAACAGTACCGATAGCTGTGCGAGCAGCGGCGGCATCAGTAGCGGTCAATACAGCACGACCAACAGTAGTGGAGTCAGTGATATCTGCTGCTTGAACAGAACTACCACCAGCATTAATTTGTGAAGCCAAGTCATTTACAGCTACAATGTAGCCAGCACCGACTACGGGTGTAATAGCCATTTTAAAACTCCTAAATAATGAGGGCTATATTTCAAGCCCTCTTATTGTTAGCTCTTATTAAGGAGCGATGCTTACACGAACCAGAGCTTGCGGACGCAGTACGGCGTTCATGAAGTTAGATTCGGACATGATTTCGATGAAATCATCTTTTTCGTTCATGTATTCAAACCAGTAAGCTTCCGAAGCAACTTGGTTAACAGTGGCAAAACGGTTAGCCGGGGCGTAGTAAGTTTTGAACAGCGCTTCCGATGCAACTTGTGGGAACACACGGCATTCGCCAGCTGGGATGTAAGGAACAGTAGCGCCAGTGTTACGGTCAACGTAGCTACCACGGTATTCGATCCAGAGGATACCACCGTAGAAAAAGTTACGATAACGAGCATCAAGACCAAATACGTTTGCAGTCAGACGCCCGTTCAGTACTTGAGTACCTTGGGTTTGGTTGAAGTACTTGTAAGTATCAACAACAAACGGGTGGGTAATCAGAGCATTGAAGAAGCTTGGCGAGCAAACTGCAATCAGACCATCAACTACTGCGCCAGACTGAACACCGTCTTGTACTGCTGCAACGATTGGCTCAACTTCTGCCAGAGGATCAGCAGCAAGGTTGGTCAGGTCCATGGTCAGTTCAGTACGGGTAACACCAAACTCGTTGTACCAGTTGATAGTGTTGCCATATGAAGTAGCCAGAGTGCCGCTAGGTGCGTAAACACCACCAGTTACCATCAGTTGAGCACGAGCAGCCTCAAGAGTCAGGGCATGGTTCATACGCATTTGAATCATTTTACGGCTACGAGTAGACGCTACAGATTCAGTTTGGATACCAGCAAATACGTTTTCCCAAGCAATAACACCATCGATGTCATTAGGAGTAATTGCATCGTCCAGAGGGAAGTGTGGAATACTTGCAGTCAGGTACGAACGGGTTGGACCACGGGAAGCGCTGTTACGTTCATCCCAGTTACGATCAGGAATCAAGCCTTCGTTCCAAACAGTGCGAGGAACCAGAACGGTTTTCTGCGATTTGGCTTCAGTATCAAAGATACCCAACTGGTTGAACAAGCCCCATTGGTTAGGAACAATGTTGACTGTTTCAGATAGGTCAACTACGCGGTTGAAATCCTGCGGATTATAAGAAAGTGGCATATTAGTATTAGTCCTTAGATAGTGATTTCAACGATGATCCCTTGCTCTTTCAGCAAGTGGCGCAGCGCTTCGAATTGTGGAGCGGAGAGGAAGCCGGTAGTAGCTTGTTTGATCGGGTAATCTTTCAAGATCACATTGTCACGAACATAACCAACTGCGTTGTCAGCGGTATCAGCAGCAAGCAGAGTGAAGCCTTGTGGTTTTGCTTGATAGCGATCACCATACAGAACAACAAATTCGTTAGTGGTAACAAGTTGAGAAGCATTGCTCAGAAGAGCATATGCGGTGTCGGTAGCAGCTTTTGCACGGAAAGCAACCATACCCATAACAACTGGGGTATCAGAAGCAACGTCAACAAACACTACTTCGCGAGCATAACCAACACTAGGATCACGTTCGTGAACTACAAGGTCAGACAGTTGGGTAAAACCACGTTGTACTAGAGGCATTATTTAGCACCTTCTTTTTCAAATTGAGCTTTAAGTTTTGCGGCGGTGAGGTCAGCGCCTTGGGGTTTTTCTGGAACTACTTCGTGGCCTTGACCGCCGATTTCGCCCATCAATGCAGACTGATCGATAACTTCAGCTTGTGCTTTAAAGCCATTTACAACTGCTTCAAACGATGCGTCATCCAGAACAGACAGAGAAGCAAGCAGTGCATCTTGTTTAACGGCTGCGAGTGCGGCTTTACGAGTGGAGAGTTTAGCCTCTACTTTTTCAGCTTCTAGTTCAGCAACTTTTGCTTTGAACTGAGAGAGTTCAGAAGCTTGTGCTGTGAATGTGGCTTGGAGAGTTTCTTTAACAGAGGTAAGCTCTGCAAGTTGCTCTTGGGACGCAGCGAGCTGCGCTTGCAATTCAGCAAGTTGGGTCATATCTAGAGTTTCCTCTGTTGGCTTATTAAATTTAAAAATGCGATTACTCACAGAACTTCCTTCTTTATTACTTTGGGCTTCGCCCGATAGGTAAGAGTAAAAATCTTCTTGTGTCATTACCTGATCAGCTAGGCCCAAGGCAATTGCATCTTCAGCAAGGAAGGTGTTTGCTTGAGTATTCCTAACTGCTTCCACGGACATGTTGCGATGTTCAGCAACATACTCTGTGAAATCTTTGTAGAGAGCATCTACTTTATATTGGAGGTCATCCAAGAACTCTTTACGGAAAGAGCCATCTTCAGCAAATGGAATCTTTTCAGTTCCTGCTGAAATGAAGCTACGTTCATAGCCTTTCATTTCAAGAGCTTTGGAGTCATTCATCAAACGAATCAAAACACCAATAGAACCAATTTCAGAGTTCTTATTGGAAATGATTTCATCGGAAATTGCAGTAAGGCCGTAGGCAGCAGAGGCAGAGAGCCCGTCTACATAGGAGATAATCTTTACGCTGTTTTCATCTGCCAATTTACGCAGATAGTTACCAGTGTCCATCATCCCATAGGCTTCACCGCCACCAGACTCAACCATAAAGGCTACAGTCTTTACACCTTCTTCAAGGAGAGTTTCAAAGTCTTCTTTAATACTTTCGTAAGAAGTACCTCCACAAAATGCTTCCCAACCAGTAGACTTGTTAGTCAATGGACCCGAGATGTGGATAACACCAAGATTACTTTCTGCGTAATGTAAAGTGCTATACATTGAAAATTCGCTGTTAGCTTCTTTACTTACAACTTCAACATTCCCTTCACAGCGTTTATCTACATAGTTAAGAATAGATTCAAAACTTTTAGAGTCCACTAGAAGAGGAGTATCGAACAGCTTAGACCGGAGCCTAGCTAATTCATGAGCCATATATGGACTCCTTATTATTCATAACCAAGTTCTTCCCAATCTTCGAGGGTATATGTAGTTGTAATCCCCATCATTTTCACAGTAATGTGAGTTGATGTTGCTGAAATAACTTCATACCTACTAGCATTGGCATTATTTGCAATGGACGAATCACCAGAAGATCCGTTGTTATTTCCTGTCCCACTATTCAACCCTTGACTCATCCCTTCACCAGATCCGGAAGAATAGCCTGTCAAACTCTTACGGGCTTCTTCAACATCAATATCGTTATCATCGAATGGCGTAGGCATCCCAGCTTCTTGGGCCAGCCAATTAACTGTCTTAGCATCCTGACTTACGAGTCCCACTGCACCAAGTCGTTGTACATACTTAGAAAGTACATCCAAATCTTGTTTAGCAATTTTCCCAAAACAAAAATAAGGTGTAACCGAAGCATCCCAGCCATTGAGCGCCCACAACTGTGGGATAAGATCATGGTTAAGCTGGTCTTGAATTTCCATTAGTTTGGATTCAATAGCCATCTCAACAACACTTACTTTACTTTCAGCAAGAGAGAAAGAACCACTACCGTTGCTACCAAGGCTCAAGAAGTCAGCAAACAAACAAGTTAGAATTTCTTGAGAGTAGCGAGCAATGATTGAGTTGGTGTCATAAGCTTTCTGACCAGTTACAGAAACAATCTGGAAGTCAAAGAACTTATTACCGTTTTCATCCAAAACTTGAGGAAGAATCAGACCCGACTGTTCAGCCACTTGAGCGTTACGCATTACTTTCTTGTAATATTCGTAAACAGCTTTGTCCTCATCAGATGCGGCAGGATCAAGATAGCGTGGTGGAAGATACAAGACTTTAAAACCTTGCATATCCTGAGAGACACCAACAGCTTCAGTCTCTTCAAAAGCCTTTTTGAACTTCCAAGATTCCCAGCAGCCAACCAAAGGAGATTGCCCATTAGGGTCATCCTTCAAGTTACCATTACGAAATAGTAAGAACTTCTTACGAGGAATTCTTACCTTATTGCCGTAGATGCTATCAACACCGGAGTAAGTGAATTGCTCAAGGCCTGTTGGTTTTACAACAGCTTGCCAAACACCTGACAAATCCCGTCCTTCATTCTCCCAGTCCCAACCAATAATACTATCTTGAGAGCGAAGCGGAAGTTTCTTAAGGCCAATTAAACCATCATTGTATTTGGAGCCATTTGACTTAATGCGTTTACGGTAAACCTTTTCTACAACTGCAAATCCGTAACGATTAAAGCTCACAACTTCTTTAATGAAGGCGTTCCAAGAGCCTTCCATGTCATCCATGTTTTGTCTAAGGAATTCAGCTTTAGTCTTTAGATCCTCTTCGTATCCATCAGGAATCTTTACTTCCCAAGGAACTCGTGCAATCATCATTTCAACAAGATTAAGGGCTGGGGCGATTGTCCCGTCTTTAGCCATTTTCTTATATGTTTGAATTGCATGAGGGAAACGAAGCTCCCATTGGCATTCTTCCATTACTTGGCCAGAAACTACACGGAGTGCGTTGTAGCCAGACTCACTTAATTTTATACGAGGGATTACCTCGTCACCCGTACTAAGGGCTGTTTGGTCTGTCTCAGCCATGTAGGCTCCTTAGTGTTTAAAGGGGTTTGTTCTTGATAGGTCGGCTTGTTGAAGACCACCGAGGAAACTTGGAATAACTTTCCGAGAAGCTACAGCTTCAAATGCATCAGAGCACGCGTCACAAAGATCGTCGTGACCTGATTCACCAGAGCGGCGCATTCCGTCAAAAACTTCCAATTGGTTATAGAAAAATGTTAGGTCATTAACCACACCATTTTCATAGTCGGTTGCACAATTCTTTAAGATCTTCATGCCACCATTCATAACAATTGATGCAAAAGGTTTAAACCTGTCTGCTTTCCGTCCTTGTGCGCGCATTTGTTTTACAAAGAATCCTTGAGATGAAATCTCTTTAGTCAGGAATCCATTGGTAAATTTAGCTCCGGGCCCCGGATCAAGCGGAATGATAATATTTGTTTTCTTACCATCTTGCATGGCAGCTTCCATAATGAAAGATAGCCATTCACCGGGCAGAATACGAGCTTGTCTAATATCGTGAATAAAGTAACTACCGTCTTTCAGCCGACTCATTTTAATTGAAACGGTATAATCTGGAGATGGGTTCTTATCACTCTTTTTCGAAAATGCAAAATCGTAGGCGCGGACTGTTGACTCTATTTCTGTCCAAGCGGGTTCTTGATCTTCCTCAATGAACCACTCCCTACGCACCATGCCTGAACCTTCCGCACGGGCTTCCCATGAGCCGTAGAGCAAAATTTCTTTTTCGATGCGTGGCAAACCTTCAAGGAATGCGATATAGTTATCTTCAATATACGGATTATCGTAGACAGACGCCGAAATCCAAGCAAAGGACAGAGGTTTGATTTGTTTCTTATCTGATTCTGGTAGCAAATCTCCAAAGGAGTCTCTACGACCATGTTTTTCAAACATCTCTTCGCGAGAAAGAGTCCAAATCATATCGTTGCCATCTCGGATGAACCAACGAATAACACCTTGCTTTGCAGGGTCTGGACGACCGAAGAATTCATGCCCGAACGGATATAAGTACCAACCAACCCACTTTTTCACCCAACTATCTGGAGAAGGGTTCATGGTGGCACGCATCACGGGTTTCATATCTGCTTTAGTACGAAGTCGAGAAAGAATATATAAAAATTGACTTTCTTCGAATTGACAAAGTTCATCTAGGACCGCAGAACTGATTTGTGACCCTTGAAAGTTGTCTGTATCATCTACACGTTCAAAGTGAGTAAAAGATACTTCAGCCTTCTTCTCCAGTCCATCAACAGGGCCAAAGTTAATTTTCATATCTTTATTTCGAATTCGAGCTTTTTCATCGAAATCTTTATAAAGTGACTTAGCTTCATCCCATATCGCCCCCGGCTTGGTGAGCATGGGGGTTGTGCGTCTGATTACAATTCCCTTGTAATAAGGGATGTGAATATACTTCATATGATGCATAAGTGCGGCGAATGACTTCCCGCCGCCTGCTTGTCCACCATAAAAAATAATATCTACTTCTTCGCCATCTTCTGTTGCATGTTTACTTCTTTTACCAGTGCCGTCCCTCAGCGTCAGAAATAACGACTGAGGACGGCTGGCAGGAGCAATTACCATTGACATTTAAGTTCCTTTATAATAATCCTCCCTAAATTCAAGCCACTTAGGATCTTCTACAGGAACCCAACCATTCTTAAATTCTCTGTGAAAAGTATTCAATGCATTGGCATTCAAATCATCATTATAAAGTTTATTATAAAGAGTGGTAAATTTAGCTTTGGTTAGTTCAGGATTGGTTAAATATAAATCATAATAAAAATCAGCCATTGCCCACATGGACAAATTAGATTCCCGTGAAATTACTGTCGGATGCGTCCAAGGATGCCTGTCAATGAGCGCTAGAGCTGCGATCACCCTTGAGCGACGAAGTTCCGTCATTGGGACACCCTTGTTTGAAGGAGACTTTCCAATTTTCTTTGCAGCCATCTTGGCCTTAGATTCATCTGAATGAGTTCTACCAAAGAAAGGATTAAGCTCACCTACTTGAAGAGCTGCACTTTCTGCTGTTAAACAGCCACAAGATTTATAAGCAGATTTAGACTTTGGACTAACTTCTTTTGACTTCAATATTTTAGTGTTTCCACACTCACATTGACAAAACCACGTAGAAGTTTGGAAACCTTTGTTAGTCGAGGACCAACCCTCTTGATAAAGAACTGTAAGCTTGCCACTTACAACCCCTGTCAAATCTACATAATTAGGACTAAGTACGCCACTTCTCTCAGAAAGAACTTTGGCATGTTGAATTTTCAGAGACTCGTATATTCTTGATTTTTGCTGTGTGAATCTCTTATTGCTCATCATCCAAGCAGCATGAAATAATCCAGATTCTTTCGGATAAATTTTCCAAAGTAGTAAATGGGCAATATAATGTTCTCGCCCGGTAAACATCACTAAATTGTCTCTTTTATCGCTACCTCCCATGCACCTAGGAAGGATGTGATGTATCTCAAAGTAGCCTTCATGCTGACTTTTATCTAAACCTCTGTGCCTAGAGTTTGCAACCAGATTTTCATAAATTTTACTATAATTCAAAACAAATAAATTCCAAAGTAAAACGGTGCCTCACCTCGCCAGCCGTAAACAGCCTCATGTTTGGTATTACAGTTCACCGAATTCTTTTATAACAGAGGCCGCTTATGCAACTTGTTACTCTTCATCACTATCATCAGCATTCTTACCACTTTCAACAGCAGCAAGATATTGCTTAATCATTTTAACTTTATCTCGTCCCTTAACATTACGAGATCCAACGATAGGTCGCATTGTCTCAATTGGCATTGCTTCCAACTCTTCTTTAGTATAAATCTTTTCACTAAGAGCTACTGGAATAGCATTAACGCCGGGACTTACTTTCAAATCTGTATGACCTTCCACTTCGAACACTAGCTCAGCAGCATAAGGCAGTCCCTTCAGCCGTGGACAAGTACGCTCTTTCAGTGTTGCCCCTTTAGCTCCAAGTTCAAGAAGTTTCTGAACAAAGTCTACAGGGTTTGTGGAAGTTACATTGATATTTTGAGTTGCCATAAATTCTCTCCGTTTGTGTTCAATTCATAAAAGAGATATTACGCTACTCTAAGCTTGTTTGTCAAGCTTATTGGAAAATAAAGTTCAAATAAATTACTTTAAGTGAAAGCACTCAAAAGAATGCCTTCTATAAAACAACTTAACTAAACGTTTCACCAATTGCCACAACGTGTACAACGGTGCCGTCGGGTACTGTACGAGCAGTGCTACCAAGAGCTAGTAAGTTAGCAGCCCTTAATCCATAACCGCTCACTGCTGTAGTCGTTGGTGCTGTACTTAGTGTTGCCCAAGCCCTGTCGTAAACGTTAGCTGCCGACAACACTGCTGTTGCCTGTACTACTGGGGCACTAACAAAACCCGCTGAAGTATAATCAACAGACCATGTACCGCCAGTAGTTGTAGCTGTACCAACCCAAATCATCGGTGCCATTAATTGAGCATTGCCTGACCAGACGAATGCTGCCGGATGTTCACCTGCCATTTAAATCACCTCATACATAAACGTAAACCACATACTATGGTTGTTGGCAGAACCAGCTACATATTGTAGAAGTGCTCTATCGTTAGCTACGTCTCCAAGTACAGCAGCACACTGACCAGCAACATCCGCAGCCGAAGCTGTACCACCAACGTCATCAGAGATTGTCAGGTTGGATGCTATTGGAAGGGAAATCCCTAATGTGGTGTTTTGGTTGTTGTTTGTAGGATCAACCTCAACCCTACCAGACACAGTAACCATATTACCCACTCGTACCCAGTTTGTAGTATGAGCAACTGATGTCGCTACGTTAGTTGTATTGAACAAGGTTGGCGTATAGTTACCGCTAGCAATCGTAGGTGCATCGATTGTAATATCGCCAGTATTTTGAGTAACTGTAATTAACCCAGCACCATTGATATTACGGAGGCTTACAGAACCAGCTGTATTGGTATTATAAACAGAAGCACCTATACCACCACCAGTGACAGACTTAACTGTATAACCGTTTGTGGTTAAATAAGTTCCAACACGAGCATCTGTATAATAAAGGTTTGTACCTTCAGCAATGTTCGTGGTTGTTAATACAACTGCACCAGTTTGACCATTAACACTTGAAACAGCGTTAGCTGGGACATTGATGGTAATATCATTTGTGTTGGTTGTTACAGAGGCAATCCCTGTACCGATAATACTTCTAAAAGATATATCACCAGAAGTGTTTGCTTTGTATACTGGACTACCTGAGCCAAGACTTGAAGCTGATTTTACTGTGTATCCATTGGTGCTGAGATAAGAACCAACTCGGCTGTCTGTGTAATAGAGACTACCCCCTTCTGGGATATTCGTAGTCGTTAAGGACACGTTTCCAGTGAGGAGATTTACACTCTGGACAGGAGCAGCAGCAGATGCTTCAGCAGTTGTTGTATACTGAGGATGAGGATCTACAGCAGCGTTGTGGGCTGTAATAGCTGCTGTAATGGCGGCGCCTTGGGCAGTACTTACAGGCTTGTTCACATCACTGGTGTTGTCAGCATTACCAAGACCGACAGATGATTTTGTAATAACTACATCACCAAACAATCCATTGACTGTATTAACAACATCCTGAATAGCTGCTTTGGTAAGCTTATCTGGACTTACAAGAGATTCAAGTTTAGCTTTAACATTCTCTGCTGTGTAGACACGATCAGTAATTACATCATCAAATACACCGCGTTGCAGTGTAGCTGTAAAGTAAGGAATACCTGTAGCGTTACCTTTCAGTGCTACAACATCTGCCCTGATTTCAAACCTCAATTGAACACCAGCACTTAAGATTACTGGGCTGTCAGTGAAATCAAAACTGTTGTCTCCAGAAATCCAAGTAAGACCATCAATCTCTTTCTCCCAACTTGTTTTGTTGGGGAGATACTTCAGCACAACACCATTGCTTACCTGACTAATCTTGATACGAACGTTAGTCATTGCGGCGAACGTTCGGAACTTGATTGAGTTGGTACGAGCATTGTTAACCACAGTGTAATTGTAGATTAACGGGTTGTCTGGGAGATTGGTGGTATCCACGCCCTGAGAGATAAATTCAAACTCTGGCTCAATTAGGTGGAAAACAGTGGGCTCAGAAGACGCAGCATTGCGTGGGGTATAGAAGTCTACGATAGTGTATTGTCTATCGTTTAGAAGGTTAAAAATCCCTAGGAAGCCAGCTACTTCAGACAGTTTTAACACGTCCCCGAAGGTGACAGACCCACTCTCCACACCGAAGCCGGGTGGGGCTAGAATTGTACCGTCTTCAAGGACTCGCATCCCAGAGCCTGAGAAAAGACCTGTCTCTGTCTTGTAGGGGATTTCACCGATTGGAACACCAATCAAAGAAGCTACTTCACCGGGAAGACCTTGAAGGAAGGGTGTGTAATCAAACCATGCACCACCTAAACGGCCTTGGGCTCTGGTTGTAAAGCCCTCAACTGTTGTGTAGGTGAGACGAATTAGATAAAAGCTATTGCCGTTATATACAGCGAGCTTTGAAGGATTAGCTGAGAAATAAGTATCTCGTGCAAGTTCTGCGGCTGTTTGATCAACACCATCAAACGTATTCTCAAGAGGTCCGAGTCTGTAAGCTCTACTGAAAGGAAATTCTTGAATAGCCATTATGCAGTTTCCTGTGCTACATGCAACCGACCAGTGCCGAATGCAAACAACCCTTCCGTAGCATTTTCAACGAAAACAGATTTACCGGGGTAGACCAGAAATCCATCTTTATCTGATGCGGAAGGTGCACTTACTGCAATCTGTAGGTAGACAGGGGTAGAGCTTTTATTCTGTACGATAACTGGTGTGCCGACTACAATACCCACACCAACGTAAACGTTTTGGTAGGCTGTGCCTGCCAGGATGAGGTCATTAACTGTTATTGCCACTGTATTCCCCTTTTAGGATTTGTTTTTGTTTGTAAGGGAATATTAGATTGTGTACTACAAGGTACAATTACCACAACCTTATATAATAATTGTATTAGCTCCCACACTTCCATGGACTAATAACTCTATCTTTGCAAAATCAAAGATCTTCTCCACAGCCCTTTCAGGCAGCATTTCACTACATACTAAGGTTTCAACAAACGCTGAAAATATTGTTTATAGTGAAATGTTTACAGCAGGCATTCGCCAGAATGCCGGGGTCTCAGGAACTAGCTGAGATACCAGACCTTGCGATCTAGTTAGGTGCAGCATGGTATTCATAGACTCTTGGGAAGTATGTATGAATATCCCTTGAAAGACATCCTGTGCCAACTCCGCTTCAGCCCCAACAGCTTCTGCTCATTGTTTTGACAAGTGCTGCAAATTCTTTTATTCATCATCGTCTTCAGAAGGATCTACATAGACCAAACTAAGACGAGGTTTCATTTCGGATTTGATCTGCTCAGGAGATTGTTCTTCCTCTTCAGTATCACGCTTCCCTTCAGCCCGAGCTTTGAAGTTTGTAATCTCATCGCTGCTAGCTGCTTTTTCAACGCTAACAATCGAGTTAATCACCCACTTAGCACTTGCAACAGATTCAGAGTTTACTTCTTGACTATTAAGACTTTTATCAATCAAAGCCAGAGCAATATCTTCTCGTGTACGAAGTTTATCGGCCAGTTCACGGAGTTTGCTTTTCTTGATGCGAACCTTGCTGTTGCCTGAATTATTTCTATTAGAACGAGGTCCATCAAACCTAGTATCAGGTGATGGGTTGCTATTCTTTGGGGTTTTAGCCATTCTATAAATACCTATAATTGTGATTTTCTAAATCATTCTGGCAAGACTACTTGCAATAAGATCAATTGATAACAAAATGATTTAGAAAATCCTTTCAAGCTAGTAGGAGAAGACTAGTCAAAAGGATGAAAGATTCTAAAGGAAGGAGAGAGAGGAACCTTAGAATCTTTAAGGTGCTGTCGAAGAGGAGGAGAAAGACAGCGAGGAAACCCAACTTTCTAGGATTTGATCTTCGTGTTGGGGTGAAACTGGTGCCGTCACCAAGAGTTGAACTCGGGACATCCTGATTACAAAACAGGTGCTCTATCGGCTGAGCTATAACGACATATTCTATTCTTCAGCCCAGCACACTCAGGACATGGCTATGTGATAATTATACACTAGTTTTGTATACACTTCAACTGTTTTCTTCATACAATGCGAAATTAACCCAATTTTCTGTCAAATACTCATGTTGGTACTCTCGGACGACCATATATTCGTCATTATATGAAACTCCACGACACACCGAACAAAGGTCTTCAGGCTCTGGTAGTGTGTCGCTCTTATTAACAGTAAAATCAAATTTACTAAGACTTGCATTGCAAGCTTTGCATCGTGTACTCATGATTAGATTCCTAAAGTATTATTAGGAATCCTCTTTTGATTCCTTAAGTTGAAATCAAAGTATGAACTAGTTAGTGTTAATTTGTCAAGGGTTCTTGAAAATAATTATTTAAACTGATAATTTCTCCTCAATTGTTTGCCCATTATCTTTCCAACTCATTGTAATCGGCACGGGATAATCTACACCAAACCTTTTACGAAAGCAGTTGCCCATAGTCTGTGACAACAGGTCAGCATGTTTAGTTTGCACCAAAAATGAATCATGCACTGGAAGGCAGGCAATGTTCTTTTCAATCATAACCTCAAGAATGTCGTTAGCCAAATGACTATCAGCATTCTGTAAGATTCGACCGTAGCTATCAGAGCAGCAGAAGCTATCAACAAACTGTGGGTATGCGTTATAGATCAGAAGCATAACAGCGTTCGCATTACCAAGTGTGTACTTGAGTTTGTCCTCTGTCTTCAGTAGATTAATTTCTTTACGAATAGCATCTTCTGCCTTGTCTTCTGTAAAGCAATTAAACATGATGTTGACAGCAAGCTTCACCATACGACGATCTACTTCATTTGTCTCATCTTCTAGAATACCTGAATATACATCCAAGGGGAGGTATTCAACATCGATGTCTTTCAGAGCTGCTGCTACACGAAAATGCAGATTACAGAAGTCAATCTCACAAACATCCTGACCTTCAATCTTAATATCAAGACGTGCATCTGTATCTCGGTTCTTGATTGCTAGTACGTCAGCCTTATAGAACCTACCACCATAAGCAAAAGATTCATTAAAGATACGGCAGTAGAAATTGGTTAGAGCTTTACCGTTCCCATCTTGAATGCTAAATGACTCATTCATGTGGTTTAGATTTCGAACTACTTCTTCCATCTTCTTTACATCTTGTGTATTACGATAAGGAATGGAGTTCTTCTTGTCGTCCCTAAGCTCAATAACCATTACTGTATCCTCATATGCTTTCATAACTTCCTCAATCAATTCTTTAATGTCCCAAGTCTCAAGGAACTTAGTTGTGGGGTAGATGTAACTAATCTCTCTCTTCTCCACTACCTTGTGTGCCTTACCTTTGACATTGACGATATATTCTTCTTGTACCAAGTAGTCTATACACCTCATAACCTTTCGAGATGTAATATCTTTCTTACTCACTACCTTCTTACCACCAGTATCTCTACTGTAGACAAGCTTATTCTTCTTCTTAATACAAGCAATGAGATTAGTGATAACAACACCTAATGTAGTGATATCCTTATACCCACAACCTCTTATCTTATTACTCACATCCCTACTAACCTTAATACCATACACTAGTAGTCTAGTATTAAGGACTACACCACCAACCTCCTCCATCTCCACCACTCCTATCATATAACGCAATTTTAGAGACAAAATGCTCTGTAGGCCACAGCCACAAAGGCTTGTAGGAAAAATCCCATAAATAAGTTTGCCTAAATTCATCTCTAGGCAGTCAATCCAAGCAACCATACTGACACACATCAAGACACCTTGTCAACCCTCCCACAACATTATTTTATATTCCAAACTAATCTATTCACCGCTTGCATTCCTAAAGCTTAGGTGCTAAGATTCTTACATCATCTGAACGAAGGAGAGAAGAAATGGACGTTAATGCAATCTTTGAAAAATACACAAGAAAACAATTGATCCAAATGCTAATGGATGATAATCATGAGATTGTTAGACTTAAGACTTTACTGACAACGGCTGGAGAAGAGCTTGTACGTCTTGGCTCCAGTGCAGAAGGATTGCTGGCTGAGATAGAGAGTAGGGAAAAGAAATGGTTGCCCGGCTACTGTATTGGAGGCTATAATCAAATGAGGAAGTACATTCAAGAGCTTGAGGACATTGCTGGACCTGATGCCAAAAAGCTCCGAGAGAATCGCCACAAGTATTTGACAGACTGGTTTAAGGAGACAGAGCCAAAGTGACCCACACATTCCACGACCACGACATAGACGAAATATTCATCATCACTGATTCACCAAACAACACTCTCCTCCACATTAGCTATCTAGGCCCAACAGAGGAGACGGTTTACACGAGGGCTGATATAGTAAGATTGCTTGATATTATTGATGGGAAGGCAGAGGGAGTGATGAGATGCGTATAATTATTGATCAAGATTTAGAGTTTGACTTAGGTCTTTTTGATGAGACTGTGGATGCTGATCTTCTAAAGAGTAGTACTGTATTTTATACTCTGACAGATACTAGTATCAATATTCATGCTCAGAAAATTGATCTACTTGAGCCTGACATGGAAGATGTCTTGACACTTCTGGATTGGTTGTCTGACAAGCAAATTAATCTTGTGCGATACTCACATGGACGATATAGCTTGGAGTTGAAATGATCTGTCTAATGGCTTGGTTTATCTGTGCAATTGCTTCATTTTACCTAATCAAAAACTACGTCTCATCCAACCTGCGACAGATGGGTATCCATGACGCTAGCATCGCTCAAGCTATGAGAAATGCCGCTAAGAAAGACGAAACTATCGATCCAATGCACGACTGTCCAGATCACATTGTTTCAGCTTTGTTTTGGACGATTCTTTTAGTAGAAAACTTGTTGCTATGGCCTGTGACATTGGTTATGCTTGTTTGGTGGCAGACAATAGATAAACAAGACTTTTCGGATTTTAGGGGGTAAATGGAATGAAAGCTGTATTTATGAATATTGAAGGTGTAGATTTTAAATTCACTTTCCACCCAGTAGGCTGGTCTTATGCAGAAGTTAAGGTGAGGGTTAAGTCTAAATTTATGGGCATTATTCCTCATTGGAAATGTGTATGGTCTACAAGTAATGGTTTCGGTTGGAACTCAGCCCTAGCCGGTCATGTTGTAAAGGCACATAAGAAAGACATTGAGAGATGGTGCCAAAATGCTGTAAAAGAATATTTGAGCTACGCAAAGTCTTGGAGAGAGTAATGAAACAAGGTATGCGGACATGTGACGAATGTGAAGGAACTAAACTGTGGGCACCGTATGGGACGGATGAACCTGGGAGGGAAACCTGCTGTATGTGTGATGGCATCGGAGAGATTGAGGATACGTGCTATTGTGCAGCTAGGTATTCTGGAGAATGTGCTTGTAATTACACAGGGTGGGATGAATGAAAGTATGTTGTGGAAATGGAAAACCTCATGACACACTGACAGACATTGAACGTATTGGCGGTTGTTCGACAGATCACTGCATAGGCCCTATTGGATGGGACAAATGGATAACCCTTCAAATTAAGCAAGACAGCGTTGACAACTACAAAGTTTGGTACGAAAATATGTTAAAACGTGGTGCAGCTTGTGATGAATTGATAGAAGCTCACAATAAATTATTTGGAGAGAAAGGATGACAACTATGAATAACGAAACCTTAATTAGAGAACTGAGTAAGGGGTTTATTACACTAGAAACGGGCGGCGGTAAGCATACAATAAAGCTAGAGTTCAATAGCTCTGACGATGTATGGGATGCTTATGAGGCTTTGATGATCTCTCTTAAGTATTCAGAGGAAGGTGTAGAATGAAGCCACAAGAGATTGACAAGCTATGCCAACTAGACCCTACAGGCTGCAACGGCACTATCCAAGCAGTGCTTCTAGACCCCAACATCAACCAAGCACATTATGCGGATGTCTTGTATTATCTGTTAGCCAAAACAATCGAAGAAAAGGGATATTTTGAGAGGACTACTAATAATCTCACTAAGGTGTTGAAGGCGAAGGATTTATGGGATGAAATTAATTGGGCACTTGAGTTGGAGGAGAAATGAGTGAACTTTTATGTGAAATAAATCTTTAGAAAAAGCTTTACATGCGGTGTAGGATGTGGGATAGTGGGTGTGTTGGGATGTGAACATTAATAGGAGATAAGCAATGCCGTGTTACGATTCAAGAGCAGATGATGATGCTAAAGAAAATAGGAAACTTGTTGTAGAATACTCAAAGAAGATTGACAACTTGACAGAGATGCTTTGCAGCATGTGTGCTAAGGTTAAGTTTGAAGAGCTTCCACAGAATATTCGTGGTTGGTACAGCAGACACCTTGACGATGATCGAAAACGGGTCTACGATACATTTGTAGGAAAGTTTGATGAGTTTAGTAATAAAGTGAAAGATATGTCTGGCGAAGAGTTGCGTAAGATTGAAGAGATTCTTGATTCTATTGAAAGTAAATAACTAAAAGGAAATACAAATGGGAAGTCGCGAAAGGGCGTTTGTAGTACAAGTTGACGGTCAGGATATCGCCGTTCCCCGTAAACGTGTTCGTAAGGATAAGGTTGGTAAGCCTGCTGTAAATCATAAGTACGATGATGAAAAAGAGTTTAATTCAATGCACTTCAAGCCAATTGGGGATGCACAGACTCTCGGAGCACAGTATCTGCAAGAAGGGCGTAAGATTGTAGCTCTGCAAGGTCCCGCAGGTGGTGGTAAGTCAATTCTAGCTGCATGGCACGCTGCAAATCTGCTGAAAGCTAAATCAATCCATAAACTGTTCTTGGTTCGGCCTTATGAATCTTGCGGTCGTACAATCGGTGCAGTTCCCGGCACAGAAGCAGAAAAACTCTCTGTTATTTTCACCAGTATTTTGGAGCATTTGACTAAGTTTCTTGGTAAAACACAACTCTCATACATGCTTGAGAAAAAGGTAATCGAGTTCAAAAGCGTGGAATGGATGCGCGGCTATAGTTTTGAAGATGGGGTCTTCGTCCTATGTGAAGAGGTGCAAGGATTTGACACTGATCTTATGCAAATGCTGACAACTCGTATTGGCGATGGTGCTCAACTGTGTATGACAGGGGATTGGCGTCAAAAGGACATCCGTAAAGAAACTGGCCTTAAGTATCTGAGTGAAATTGTAGAGGCTGCAAATAACACTCCACCAGAATTCCTTGATGACGAGGATATTCGGGAAATTAAATCTAATATTGGATTTGTAAACTTTACGTTTGAGGATAGTGGTCGGCGTAGTAAGTTGACTAAGGCACTTGTTAAATTGTTTTATTATGAGAAGGGGTAGGAATAATTTGAAAGAAATTAATGGTATTAAGGTGGCTTACAATGCTATAGATTGGGAAGGGCACGAAATTGGCAGACTTAAGGTTAAATACTTAGTTGGTAAACACCCTACCCGTAGAACATTACTTTGGTTTGCAGAGTGCTCATGTGGTAACACTACACAAGTTAGTTCCGCCGAGCTTTCTGCGAATGACACACAATCTTGTGGATGCCTCCATTTAGAAAAGATTGCAATTACAAATAAAGCTTTTGCAGAAAAATACACCACTCACGGGATGTCTGGGAGTATTGAACAGAAAGCTTGGAAGCGGATGAAGGACAGATGCACCAATCCAAACTCTCAAGAGTATGAGGTATATTCAAAAATTGGAATTTCAAGCCACTTTGCAGAAAGTTTTATGAATTTCTATGAGGATATAGGACCGGTTCCTAAGGATCTTGTTGGAAGAGTATCAGTAGATAGGATTGAAAATTCGTTGGGGTATATCCCCGGTAATGTGAGATGGGCTAATGATGAAATGCAATCTCGAAATAAAGGGATGTATTCCAGCAATAAAAGTGGGGTGACTGGAGTTTATCTGCATACAGATAGATACGGAAGGCAAGCTTGGGCTGCGAGTTGGTACGAAGCTGGACGTAAGCAAAGGACTCGATATTTTTCAATTAAGAAATATGGAGATGAATTAGCCTTCTTTGCTGCATGTGAGTTGAGAAGTCTTATGATAGAGCGCCTCAACATGCTCGGTGCTGGTTACACAGAAAATCACGGTAAATAGGAGAGTAAATAATGCAGAAATTTATGTCGGACAGTAAACTGATGCCATTCATTGAGCCAAACAAGCTATTCATCACTGAGTATCATGATCACGTTCGTTATGATTATTACTTGGTCGGTGAAATTGGTAATCCTGAAGAGTACCTTGAATTGTGCCATGCACTGCGTTCTTCTACGCCAGCTGACGAATTTTTTCTAAGATTCAATAGCGGAGGCGGTCAGGTGCGAAGCGGCAACCAAATATTGAACGCCATCCACGAATGCCCTGCCACAACTATTGGTTTTATTGAGCACGATTGTGGTTCCATGACAACATTCTTATTTTTGGCGTGCGATACGTGGGGCGTTAGTAAGTATGCAGAATTCTTTTCTCATACTGTGTCAGGAGGGAATTACGGGAAGGAATCTGAGACGTTTGAAGCTTCCCAGTTCCTCCGTCGGCAGACCCATCGGCGTGTACGGGAAGAATATGCAAATTTCCTCACTTCAGATGAGATCGAATCTCTTTTGAAAGGTGCTGACTACTACTTTGACGCTGATGAGATTATGGAACGTCTTGATATCTTTGCAGAAGCTCGTGAGGCGCAAGGTTGCAATAATCCAGACTGCAAAGAATGTGGAGTAGATCGTGAGCCGGAGCCTAATTTTGAGGAGTTGCTCAGTAAAGCGGTTGCTGAAGGTATCGCTCAACATGAGAAAAAGAAACTGGCTGCTGAAAAGAAATCAACTCGTGCAAAGAAGGTCACGGCACCTTTTCCTGAAACAACAGAAGTAAAATAACCCTTGCACAAACCGGTGGAGTGCTTTATTATGGCTCCACTAACCCAAACACAAAGGAGAGAATAAATGATTACCAAAACAAAACTGCTCAAGAAAGCTTTACCAAAGGAAGAACAAGTCTCAGGTTGGAACCGCTGGCAGAACAACGAATATAATTACGATACCCGTGCATACACTTATCCACCAAAACCAAAGAACATTGTAATTCTTATTGATTACTACCATTATGAAAATTACGAAGGCTATGGGTATGTACTAGGTTACAATAAAGATACCAAACAATTCTTTGAAGTGCATGGTGGTCACTGCTCGTGCTATGAACTTGAGGGTCAGTGGGAAGAAGAGTATACAACTCTTGAAGAAATTAAGTTGCACACAGAAAAACAACTTAAGGCTTTGGAAGAGAAAGAGTATAAATATTCTGATGATGAAGAAACTCTTGATCGGTTGACTCAGATTAAAGATTTGTTGGAGATTTAATGACTGACTATGAATACAACGACCAACAAGAAGACTACTTGGCGCTAGTTGAGCCAGTCTTTGACGTGGACCCAAGTATTTATTGGGAACTTGATCTAGAATCTAATTGTATTGATGCAGCACTAAAGTGCTAAGGAGAACAAAATGATTATCTACACACTTATCAAGACAGACTTCACCCACAAACAAAACATCGGAACATTCTCCACTCTAGAGAAAGCTCAAGCATTCCAAGCTGCATCTGAAGTGGAACTATTTGATAGTGGAAGTTTGGCGGGTGTCAGTTTCTATATTGAGGAGAGCTTGGTACAATGAATTTTGAAAACAATGAAATAGTTATTGAGGGTTTGGAATCAAGTATTGAAAACTGGATGTTGGGAAACTTTAAGGACGCACAAGAGAATCTAGGAGAAGACCTCGTCTATGCGGTTCAGGAAGTACTAGATCATGAGTGAATATGATCGCTGGCTTGATGAAGATTTAGATGACCATTATTTAGACCTTCTTGAACAAGATCTTGAAATACCTTGGCCGGATGAACCTTCAGTAGAACCAAATACTGATTACGATAACTATGATGGTTGGGATGATATGCAATGATTAAAGTTATTAAGATCATCCCTCACATCCCTCACATCCCTTACTATCTAGCCGATGGAAATGTTGTTCTAAAGAAGTGGAAAGAAGGTTTCGTAGACAGAATGGGGAATAAGGCAAAGCTTACGAAAGTGTTGTTCAGGACGAAGAAGAATAAAGAGAGTGAATCGGTTATTCAAGTGACTTGGGAGTAGAGAAGATGGCTGAGAAGAAAGACCCTAAAGTGACGATTGTTGATTATCAGACGTTTACTGATTACCTGTTCATACCGCCAGCCACTTTTTATATTCAATCAGCAAGTGGTGATTATTGGTTTGTACATACTTCTAGTCGCCAAGTTGCACAGGAATATATTGACTCTGTATTTGATAAAGGTAAGTACACTATCAAGGCAAGTAAACTACAGAAGACGGTATCTAAATCAGAAAGTGGTGAGCTAAGTTGTCGCGGAACTGCAACGAGGAAGAAATGAAAGACAAACACATTCAGGCGTGTATGAAGTGTGCAGAAGCTTGGGCTGAATGTTCTTCTGCTGAGCGATTGAAGGTTGGAGCAATTGCATATAAAAATGGTCACATTATCGCAGAAGGATATAATGGACTTCCTAGTTCTATGCAAGGTTCTTGTGAGGATGAGCAAGGACATACAAAATCAGAAGTTACTCATGCAGAAGATAACTTACTTCGCAAACTGACACGTAGCACAGAGAGTAGTATTGGTGCTTATATCTTCATCACCCATGCCGCTTGTAAAAATTGTTCTATTAAAATTGTTGACGCAGGGATTACAAAGGTCTACTATCGTAATGAGTATCGCAGCACAGAAGGACTTGAATTTCTTCGTGCGAATAATGTAGAAGTAATCAAAATTTAAGGAGAACAAAATGCACAGTAATGAATCCCAATGGGAACCTGACGACATTCAGGACACCAAGAAACTCCAGCTATTCGCTCTTGGAGAATTCATGTCGGCCTTAAAATACGTAAAGCGTACTTGGGCAAGTGGGCACGTTACATTTGAAAGTAATCATCTTAGAAATAAGAGTAGAAAAACAATTTCATTCAAGAAAGCTGTGGATTTATACAACAATAACTCCATTAAGTGCATCTTTGGTAAGCCACCAAGCACCTTAAGCTTGTGGAGCTTTGATGACTATACAGTAGCTAAAGCAAAAGCTTCTCGCCCATTAAAAGCTATTAAACTTCAGTTCTGTAAAAAGACACACCAAATTATTGTGCAGGATCATCGAGTACAGTTTACTTTGGAAAGTTACTCTAAATTATTCTTAAGCAATAAGTATTTGGGGTGACTTATGGAACACAGAACTATTTGTTTACTGTTTCCTTCCGGTAGTTGGCTGTGGAGTGAAGATTATCATTTCCAAAACCACAAACACCTTGGAAAGTTCGTTGAAGTGTTCTTCACCAAAGGCTTCTCTGATCGTGAGGTTGATGAAGTGATTCGTGACTACTATTCTGCAAATGTTGAACATCTATTTGAATAATTCCTAGCCCTTGGTCTTGATTGATCGAGGGCTTTATTAGAGACTGAGGAAACACAATTGAGACAATTTGAAGGATTATCTGATTTCTTTAGGAATGCTACTGAGGAAGAGAAAAGAGAAGTTTATCTAGAGGTTATTGAGAAGGCTAACGAAGAACAACTTAAAGTAATTGAAAGAGCAAAGGAGATAAAAGAAGATGTCAATATGTAGATGGTCCAGCATGAACTGGCAATGTGACCTATATTGCTATGAATCAGAGCAAGGATATGTGACACATGTAGCAGTAAACAGAACTGTGGGAGATATTCCTAAAGTAGATTCATCGTTATTCTTGAATCACACAGAAGAAAACGAACAAGAGTTTTCCAAACAACATAAAGCACAAATGAAGTTTTTAGAAACGGCTGAACGTAAGCCAATTGGTTTGAAATATGACGGACAAACTTTCTATGATTGTAAAGAAACCTTATTGTCCAGACTGAGCATGCTTCGTGTTGAGGGTTATAGGTTTCCAGAGATTACCGAGGATGATCTATAAATGACCAGCGATTGGGAAGCAAACTGGATCAGAAACAATCCTCAATACTATGACTCCAAAGGGCACTCAGAAGCTGTTATACTGAATATCCAGAAGCGTAAGAAGATTGCTGAGTTGGAACAAGAAATTAGGAAATATAAAGAGGAGCTTGGAATTGAGTAAGAAAGCAAAACTAAAGAAAGAACTAGAACTAATCCACCGACACCTAACTCGTGCTGAAGTGGTTATGCAAAAGATAGCCCTGAAACTCGATATTGACAGGCACGCTTATCTTGAAATGACTCTGTACGAAGTGGAAGAGCTACTGAAACTATTTGAGAATGAACCCAATTAAACACAACATCTTGTGTCTTAATCTCTATTTACCAAGATTAGGCACAAGATATAGGAATTATGAATGAATTTAGTTAAACAAAGACTAGCTTGGGAAGTGAAATATCATCTTGGAGCACCAAATGAATTTAAAGCTTATGAAGACTATAAAAACAATAGACTGTCTGAGAATTTTAGGTTAAACTCTGGTCTTGAAGAATTCTTTGAGTGGGTTAGAGTTTTAGAGGAGAAAGTGAAATGATCAAAGGAAAGCGTAATCAACTAGCAAATGTAGGTAACAAGTTCCAGACAACCGCAAAGAAAGTATTATGTTGCTGCTCTGCTGGACTGTTGCGTTCACCCAGCCTTGCTAATGTTCTGCACAAAGAATTTGGCTTCAATACTCGTGCAGTTGGCTGCGACAAAGAATACGCACTAATTCCAATCTCACAAGCTCTTATCTGGTGGGCAGATGAAATTGTATTTGTGAACAAGGAAAACTTTGACAGCTTGAACCAAGAAGAGAAAGATGAAATTTCAGATGTTGGTGTGAAAGTGGTTTTCCTAAATATTGAAGATGACTTTGATTGGAATGACCATTGGTTGAACAGAACTTTACTTGAATCTTACAATAACAGAGCCTAGTGGCTCAAGGTAGAAGGAAAATGAAATCTTCCATAATCACTACTCTCATCTTTACAATCCTCGTCACAGGCTGTACAATTCACCAACCAAAGCAGCCAGTGGTCGTTGGCCCCGGAACATTCTATGCTAAATGGCAGAAACAAGTGTTAGAGAAGTGTTCTGAGCGGGCACTAGAAATAACTCTTGAGATTGTGAAGGAAAAGTCTAAGGAAGGGATGGTGTTTACGGAAGAAGATGTTATTAATATTCATGAGTATTTGGTTAAGAAATGTTCTGTGAGTTATGGAATCGTGATATAACTGCAAGGGATTGCAGATGATGGGTGAAATTAGCCGACATAGATGTATTATATTGCATATTAGGAGAAGATGATGCATTACAGAGAATGGAAGAGGAAGTGGTTCAGTGAAAACTTTGTAAATTCTACGTATGATTGGTTATATTTTCCAGATCAGGACAAGATTATTTCTTACCATGCAGATACAGGTATCGAAGTTCAGATGTCTACTGACTATTGGAAAGAATTTTCAATGAATACCTATGCAAGTACGCATAAATCACTTACAGTTGACCAGAAGCTAGATAAAATTATTAATATGTTGGAGAATCGTAATGAATAGAGCGTTTACACCAATGACAGACGTACAACGTGAAGAAGTCCGCCTTAAACGTATTGCTGACCAAGAGTATGCAAAGGAGCATTTGCAACTAGACCGTCCAGACGAAGCTTATTGGAAATCTGAAGCATCCGCTCGTGGAATCCGCATGCCTCAGTGGCACATACTTGGTACTGAAGTAAAATATGTAAAAAGAGCTTGTAAGAAACTTGGTGTTGATGTAAAAGAGTACACAGAATCAACAGGCTTTAAAACACTGAAGGAATTTGCTGAAACTAACCATAAATTCAACGCTGTGGCAATGGTTGGACTGGCAATTGAATACGCAGTTGCAAAGGGCTTGTAATTTCAAGACTAAATGGGGTAAGTTGGCGTAGTTTTTACCCCTAAATTAAACGATCTATTAAAATCCATCTCCGTATACAGGGTAAACTAAAATGACTTTTCTTATTATCTATTTAATCACCACACTAATATTCATTTACATCAACGCCACAGCCTGCTATCTCAGAAAAATGCCTTATCCTTGGAAGGATGATATCCTCTTGTGTTTTGCTTGGCCTATAGTTGTTCCTGTGTGGATTATAAATCTGATTCTTGTCTCAGATGATCCTGAATGCTCTGAATGTCATAATAAAACCTCTGTGGGGCATAAGATGTCTTGTGGGGAAAGGTATAATAAGGGAGAATGAGATGTTAGATACCCTTGAAAAACAGCTTCCAGTGTTCATTAAGCTTGCCGACGAAGTGAGATTAGATGTGACACTATTGCCAAATAGTAAATTTAGTTTTGAGGATATTAAGACTCAAGGTGCTTGGATGGTTTTTAGTCAGGCATATAGTCTTGGTGTCTGTGATGGACAAAGGCAAATTTGGGAGATTAATAAGTGAACTGGTTTAAGAAGTTGTTTGGTGTAGTAGATCGTAGTAGTCAAGAATATGATGGATTGCCTTTGGCGAAGGATTTCTTTCCTATGCCTGAAGTGAAGCCTTGTAAGCCTGAGAAGAGTGTCTCAGAGCCTGTACATGTGATTGTTAAAAACATGTTGGAACACCCTCAACGGTGGAAGGTTAAAATTAAGACACTCTATGCTACTTACAGCAGTGAAACCAGATACACTGTGAAGGATACAAAGACTGGAGAGGAATTTAAGGTATGTAAGAAATATCTACATGGGTTTGGTCGAACTAGGTCTGTTGATAAGACTCTATCTTGGTTGACAGAAGACGAAGCTGATTTGATAGAGGAAACTTTAAATCAGGTTTATAAGATAAAGAAGGAGCGTAGACTGAGACTTGTAAATTGTAAAGAAAGACAAGAGCGTATTCGACTGTTGGGGATTTACCAATGACAGCAAAACAACCAACACCAATGCCTGAAGGAATTACTAGACCAAAGGCTCCTGCTGCACCACCTAGGAAACCTGCATTGGCTAATCCAAATAACATTACACTAGAGCAAGTGTTTGATATCATGTTTGAGAGATATAAGGATGCGCTTGAGGAGTTGAGTGAGAAATGACAAAGCATTTTGCAGATGAAGAAGGTAGTTGTGTTCTTGGGGAGTTTATTTCTTTGGCAGAGCTTGTTAAAAGAGGAGAACCACCTAAGCCACCACCCATGAGGGAGTATCGAGGATACACACGAGTTAATGAATATAAAACCGTAGATTGGTACACAGATGCTGGTAAATTGTATCCTGAAGGGTTAGTATCCGCACGAATTCCTAAGACTTGGTTCTTCAGACTGTTTATGACTGAAGATCAGAAGATATTGGAGAAGAGCCTTATGAAGAATCGAATGTTGTGTACGGAGTGGCTTAGATGACTGCAGAACGCTGCTCATGTGGAGCTAGGGAGAAGAATAAGTGCAGTAAGGAGAGTGAACATGGAGGTGGGAAGATGTGTGTAAGGGATTATAAATCTGAACTGACTGTTCTAGATGCCGATATAGCTTTTGAGATGATTGAGAATCCTTCTGCACCTAATGATAAATTGATGGAACTATTGGGGTTGAAATGACTACAGTGTGGCTGTTGTTTAATGAAATGGATTATGAGAGTGCTACAGTGCATTCAGTTTACAATGAGAAACCTAACCCTTATAAACTTGCAATGTTAATTAGAGACTCGTTTGGTTACGCTTACGATCCTCAAGCTGCACACAAGCGAGCTGTTGAATTGTTTGAGACGAACAGGGTTAGGATGTTGGATAATTATACTTGGGAATTGGAAGAGAGGTATGTTGTGTGAACCTTAAACCAGAAGACTTGGCAATCAGTACATACCCACCCTATAAAACTGGTGGACAACATGTGGGGCTTACTCATAGTGGTGTGCTTATTGTGCACATCTCTACAGGGCTTGGTGTTGTGTCTGTTACTGAGAGAAGTCAGTATAGGAACAAAGAGAGGGCTTTGACAATGTTGGAAATATTGGTTGAGTTGGAGGAGATTGAATGAAAATTATCTATACACAAAACCCACTACGTTCATACTTTGAACTAAGTGAACAAGAGAAGGCAGAGTATAAAGTAAAGCTCTATAATTACTTACGAGACGAGTATGAGGAAACTGAAGAACAGGCACAGAAGTGGGCAGAGCATCAATATCCTTACTTCATTGAAGCTTTAACTTCTGGCGAAGAACATTGGGGTGATTGCACTAAGGTAGCTACGAGCTGCACTAAATGTCATGCTGAAGATGTAATGGGTATTAGTACTATACAAGGTATTAAGAATTTCCATTACATTGCTGGTGCCTTCGGTAAGGACACAACTCTTGATGAGGCTATTGAGAAGTTGAGTCAAGAGGCTGAGTATACAGAGGAATGGCACAAGCCACATATTGAACGATGGACTAAAGAGAGGAAGGCAGCATTGGAGAGTTTGATTTGGTATAAGGATAAATACTTCCCTTGACCGTTCGTCGGCAAATTAAAATAAATAATAGTTTTAGGGGACTTTTCTGAAATTTTGTTGTCTAATGGTGTGAGGTAGGTAAAAGAAAATGAACTTTGAAAATATGACAGATGAGGACTTTGAATTGTTGAGTTCAGAAGTGCATAAACTATATGACCTGCACAGGGACGTGGTTGTTAAGGTCTTGGGTGATCAGATACAAGATATGCAGCTGGAACATTTGTTACTGGAAAATATTAATGATTTGTATGAGGATTAGATGTCAGATAAGTATATAAAAACCTATGGAATAGACGACATTCCCAACTACCCTTTCCTGTTCATTCGGGAAGGGGGTTTTGTCTTTGTGACAGATAAACACACAGGAGAAATATCCGAGAAGCTGACGGTTGGTGAATACTGTGATAGATGGATGTTTGAATATAAGAATAACCCAGATTGGAAAGCTTATTTCGGAAAAGGGTACACAACCCCAAAGGCTTCACCGGACACAGCTAGAGATATAACAGAATTGCACAAACTGTGTTCGGACACTACTCGACATAAGAAAGGGGATGACGCATATCTTTTAGACTTCATGCTCAATGGTGGTCTTGCAATCAGTGAATCATCTGTCTTGGTGTGGCTGTGTGCAAATGTCCAAGTATGGAGCTATGTCTACACCAACTATGATTTGATAGCTAAGGGGATGAACAAAGATATTAAATACATCAATACAACTGTGAAGAAGCTTGAACGTAAAGGGATGCTGAAGATTCTAAATAAGAAGTTTGATAATGGTCTATATCTGATCAAGATTCACCCTAAGATTATTTGGAAAGGTCGATACTCAGCCTTTGCTGTAGCTGCTGGTGAATCCTATGAATATACAGAGGACAATATACTGGATAGTAAAGTTGACACATAGTCAACCAAATATCCTCTGTAAGCCTTTAAATTCAGGCCTGAGCAGATGGACTTAATTAATAATATATGCAGGAGATACTTTAAAGTTGAAACGAGACATGAAAATAGAAACAACAGTACCTGAATACTATCGTAAGCTTGGGGATGAAGTAGCTGATACACCCACAGGTGCTCTCTTGACCGAGAAAGAACAGGAGCATCTGAAAGCCTTGTATTATCAGCGTGCCTTGGAAGTGGAACGTGAGGAACAGGAAGCTTTAGTGGTGTACAAGAAAAGAAATTTTAAGAGGGGTAAGTGATGGAAGAGTGGAAAGATGTTGTAGGTTGGAATGGTAAATACGAAGTTAGCAACACAGGAGAGGTAAGAAACGTTTGGGACAACGTACCTGTAGCTAAAGTGATTGCTGGTATTCCTCAATACTGGTATGTGAACCTGACTGGGGAGTATGGTAGGGATTTGAAGCGACTACACATTCTTGTAGCTAAGGCATTCATTCCTAATCCTGACAACCTACCTATGGTGGATCACGAAGATAGAGATAAACTAAATAATAACCTTAGTAATCTTCGGTGGGTAACACGCAGTCAGAACGGAAGGAACAGAGATACAAATATTATCGTACAGTACCATGGAGAGGATAAACTCTTCATTGAGATGTGTGAAGAGTTGTTTGAGGAAGATTGGTTTACAGCGTATAAGTATCTATATCAAAGAATGAAGTACAAACAAATTGACTTCCAGACTGCACTTGAGGACTACTATAATCTACTGGAGTATGGATTTGTAGGTAATATCGTTGAGTGGGAAGGTAAAGAAGTTTACTTAAACACACTGTGCTCTGATCTAGATAGGGATTACCTATCAGTAAAATCAAGGCTTTCACAAGGATGGAATATTTGGAACTCTGTATATAACATCAACCCAAACAGTAGTCCTTATAGTTTTGAGATTATTGGTAAGAACAGTGTCAACCATTGGTTTCCTTCAAGAAGTCATTTCAGTGCTGTGCATAGTGACTCACTTCTCAAGTATGTTGATGAAGGACTACTATATGAGGATGTCTTAGCTAAGGACGGTAAAGATTACCTACGTCAGACTGTTAGAGGTGTTTATGGAACTATCAAAGAGTTGTGTACTCACTTCGAGGCTAGTGAAGGTGCAGTTCTAACTAATATGGGTAGGAAAGGAATGACTTTGGAAGAAGCTCTATTTGCCCCTAGACAGCGGGTTAAAAGGCTTTCGATCAATGGTGTTTATAATAGTCCTAAATATTGGTATGAGAGTTTTGGTATCAATGCAAAGACAGCTAATAAATATAAGAGTGGTAATAAGTTAACTTTCAAGGAAACCTTTGAACACTATGGTGTCGATACTTCTGAAATGATTATCTCAATAGTGTAATTTCCCAACCCCCTGTATTTTGGAGGTCTTGCTTGTATAGAAGACCTCTTTTTCTATGTCCAGAATATCCTGTCTCGGTATCCTTGCTGCTTAACTCAAGCTAGCCCCGTCACCCACAGGCTGTAGAGCGCCTAAAATATCGTACACGATTGGTTGGTGCACAAGTTATTAGTGTGACCTCTTCAAGCAAGCCCTATGCCAAGTTGTCCATCGATAGTTATTACTCATCTGTGAGCGTTACGTAACGTATCATTGCGCATAATCTATTTATTGTTAAATGCTACCTCATACACATAGCCTATGGATAACCCTGTCAGCATCCTATTAGCTACCCTGCACAACTAGCACACTTCACTAGCTTATGTCAATGTATTGTGTAGGTAGTGTGTAATGATTGGCTAAGAGATGGTGGTTAGGATGGGTGGAATGGAATCGTTACAGGGGAAACTGAGAGGGATTCGACTACAGGCTTAACATCAGAGATGTCTCGCCCATCCCTTGACAGAGGATTATTAGCCACTTAACACTAACTAAGAGTACATGTGTACACTAGAATTGATAAGGCTTAGAAGGGGTTTTACAGGCTAGGGATTTGAAAGGAGATTGTGAGAGGGTGTGCAGTGACTAGAAACAACTACGTCCCACAATGTGGGACGTTATAATAACCTGCTTGAATCAATCTGGGTTGTTAAATTTTACGACTGCTTTTGCATGGATAGCTTTAAGCCTCTGTGTATTTTTCCAGAGCTTTAACCAATTTACATAACTCTCCTCAATTGTGTCTCCAGACATCCATGTACCATCACCTTCGCATTCATAACCACAAAGCCACCTACGAATCCTCGGTTTCACTTCCATACTTTTATATTCCTAAAGAATAAAAGCCACAATAGGAATACTGTTAATATAGCTCCTATGACCATACCACCAATAAAAACCAACATTTTCTATACCCCTTTAGTACCAGTTAGCAACACACCACATCAACAGAGGATGACTGTTCTTAGCTATACCTGTAGTTTCTTTGGCTTTAACAAGAAACTCTTTCCTGCCTTTTGACTGATTCTTTGCTTCAATCAAAGCAGCTCTCATATGTTTATTGGCAGTATCCCATGGAGACATGTGTGAACGAGCTTCGATACTCATTGTAATGTCAGCGAAGGTGTTAATAGCTGCCTGACTCAATTTGCCGTTGAAGCTTGCTGCGTACTTGAGGTTATCCATTTGTGTCACCTTTTGGTTAGGTTTTCTGTTTCGGTAGACAAACTATAGCTAATGGACAGAACTCTGTAAAGAGATTTATCTATCTATTTTCAGATTATTTTAAAGCTTCTCAAACCTAACAGGATATTCAGGCTTTGCCTGTATCCATTCATTCTCACAAAGCTTCGAATCGGATTGGCGTGTATTCCGCATAGTCCCCACTCATCATAATAAATTGCTCATACATCTCAGCACGTTCAACATAGTCCCATAGCACTACCGTAGTGGTGCCTATCACTTTAAGGAAAGGGATGATGATTGGATTGTTTTCATAGTGTCCATTGGGTGACATGACTAACTCCTCAGTGCATGTTGTGGAGTCTAAGAAATGTAACGATGTCCTCTGCTTCACAGTCATCATTACCTAAGAACCAATTAGCAGCATCAAAGGCATTGCCAAACTTTTCCACTACTGTACGACCAACATAAGCATTCCAGTTGCCATAGATGTTTTTACGGAGAGACTTATAACCACAGAGTGTAGTCTCTTGACCCTTGTAGTCAGTGATCTTGTATTCAATTGGTTTGGAAGACTTGATGCTCATTTCGTCCTACTCCATTGATTGATTCAGTAAGATAACTATAAACCAAAGAGATTAGTTTAACAATGACCATTCGTCTGACATTTCAATCCTGCCCCAATCCACTATAATAACCATCCCCACCACCACTCCCTGTTCTTTTGCTCCATATATCATCAGCAGAGGATTCAGAGAGTGTGTTTTCGATGTTGTCCCACGACATACACTTACTGTTCCACTTGTGAAGTTTCTTAGATTTGATGTCTAGTCTGTAATCAGAGCCAAGGCTCATATCATCACTGTCTAGCTTGAAGTAAGCTTTGTTATCCTCCACATATGTACATTCAAGAAGAATTGATTCATAGTAGTCGGCTTGGAGCTTGTATTTGGTGCTCTCTATGTATGTCATGACTAACGCTCCTGAAAGAAATAATAATAGTTAATATTGAAGAATGCAATAGCCCAAGCTTGATGAAACCAAATCTTCCAAGACTCTAGGTTGTTGTCGAAGAAATAGTTCAACACAGCCCATAAGGCAATGGTCATAAAGAATGCTGCTGTCCTAGACATCAATCTTCACTCCAATTCCGCTTAAGATTACGCAAGTGGTCATAACTTTGTTTCTTGTCTTTACGTTCTGCGCTGCTATCGTGTTGCTTTGCTTTCTTAGTAAATTTCTCAAATGTTTCTTGTGTATAATTCATGTCACTGATTACTCTGTAAGGAGTTAAGGATAGCTCGCTTGTAGTCTGTTGCATGTACCCACTTGATTAGGTAATCTTTACCTTCATCAGAGCATTTGAGTTTAATGCAATCACCATCGATTTGCAACGGGAAAGAATCAAAGTTCATAGTTGACCCGTTGAAGCCGCCAGCCAGTTGGATGATCATGTCATACTTCCTGTAAGGATTTGTAATAACGTTTAGTTGCTTGGTGCCACTTTACCAACGTCTGGACCACCTGTAAAGTCTTTTGCAACGGTAATTTCAAGCTATTTGAGGCTGGTAAATCGTCAACCCATGTGCCGGTGCGGATAGTAGAGGTATCTCTTGAATTGACCTCATAAACTACCTCATCTTGTGGTAATTCACTGTACAAATCAACGCGATCTTCTTCATAACTTTTAGGTTTGACACTAATTGCTTTACGATATAGTACCTCAGCACGTTCTTTCTTAGCGACCAAACAATCACGTAGAATGCTGTACTCAGATATATTCATCTCACCAGCTTTGTAGCTTTGCTCCAGCTCTAGCATTTGAGACTGAAGGACATTTAGACGCTTAAACTGTGGAAGAATCTTATCCTTGATGCTGACTGTTGGGGCTTTCTTAGCTGCACGTAAAGCAATCTGCTCATCACTAAACCAATCAACATTAGCTCGGCCATGCTGTGTGAACATTGGGATTTCTACAGAACGGACATGTCTTGAGCCCGTTTGCTGTCCCGAATAATCAGGTTCGTTGTCGTGGGAGGACACCCAAGTTTGGATTGCGAAGTACCTTGACATAATAAAACCCTCAAACCTAAACACCTTGTCGATGTAGAAATTATGAGGGTTTTATGTGACGCTGTCAATTGTATCTTTCTATCAAAGCGGCTGCTGTAATAGGGCAATCTCGAATCGATGCTAGGTAGATAGCTTGTTCTTTCTTAGCATCTTTCCAAACTTGATGAGCCTCTTCAGGGGTATCATAACAACCCAAATGTCTGCGTTTACCGTTAGTTGATATCTGAGCAATATAATTACCGTTCACGGTGTGGAGATGAACACCAACAGGAAGATCCCCTTTAGTCTCTTTGTTCTCCGTCATAAACACATTTACGTCTGGTGTTACAAAGAGACAAGTCTCAGGGCTATAGACTTTATTATCTGCCACTAACAAGTCTTTATCTAATTGTTTGTCAGCCCAATCTTGCTGTTCCATCCAAGCTTTGAAGTTGCTAAACAAAAGCCACTCGTCGCAGACATAGGACTCTACATACTTAGGTCGCCGTCTAGCGCTTGTCTTACTGTAGCACCTTGTAAGCATGGCTGCCCATCTGTAGTAAAAGGGGCACACCCACACGGTTTTACGTTTTCTTTTATTACCTGTGCCGGACAAAGTTTCCCTTATCTGCACAACATAGTCCGCATCGTTGATACCAACTCCGTATAAAGGTGTTCTGTAGCCTAGTTTTACTTTTACAATGTCACTCACTTTCACCTCACAATAGAAAATGCCCGAGCTAACGGGCGATTATTTTACAACACTTACACTATAGCTTCTTACTCGCCCGACCACAGCTAGTACAACGAGTGGTATAGGACACTGCCCATATCAGTAGATAGATTGGCAACCACAACGCCCCTGTCAACACCACCACAATACAATTAAAGAAGTGACCCACCCCACTCAACCCTGTACGGATACCGGGCTTCACTCCACATGTTTTGCAGCTACACATACAGTTACTCATGACTCTTTACCCCTCAATTCCCTAATCAATTTCCTAGCCCTCGCCACTGTAGTATCCTCTTCCATATCTACATATGTCACTTCTGGAAAGAGTGCTATCACAGCTTCAAGGGATTTGATTAGACGTTTTATGTCTTTGGTCATGTCAAAGCCCATCAGTGAAGTGTGGCTTGACGATGTACCTAACAGCCCCATATTTCATGTCCAGACGATCAGCTTGTTTACGAGCCCGGTTACGGTCGTTGTAGACTTTGCCCACTTGGGTTTTGGTCTGGATGTCTACGATTGTGTAAGTGGTCATTTCGTTCTCCTTTGGAAGCTGTTTTGCTTCCTTCTGATTAATAGATTAGCACACTGGAACGAGGAGTCAACACCTATTTTCAATTATTTTCAAAAGAAAAAGGGAGCTGATTGGGCTCCCTGTGGTGTCACTCTTTCGGCTTTAGCCACCTATCACACGACTCAGCTATCAATTTCAAAAGACCTCTTGCCTCCATGATATTGGTGGTTTGGTTACTGGCAAACAGGTGTATGTTTTCCACCAGCTCCATTGCCTCTTCTAGTTTGTGCTTCATAGCAGCTATTTGCTGCTCTTCTAACTCATAGATTTGCTCTAGAAGTTGAAGTCTTTCCTGCGTCTCATCAGTTGAGGAGTGTTCCTCTACTAGAGGCTCTTCCTCAGCTTTTGCTACCAACTCTGTCACTGTGTATTCATCATCAAGATAAGCCCACGAACAATCAGCTTTGTCTCTCATGAACAGTTGACGACCTTCGCAAGAGATTAAGTATCCGAGAGTTTTCATTAGTTTGCTCTCCGTACACTTGCAAAAGCTTCCGCAAGACTACCTTTCAGGCGACTCTTGCCGTCAACTCTGGTCACACGATAGCCGCCCTTTGTCTTTACAATTACGCCAAGAAAATGACCACCCGCATCGTAGCAACGACGAACAGTATTGCCCGCAACTGGGCTGAATTGACCTGTAACAGCTTTAACTTGTGCCATGATATTCACCTAATAAGGATTGGACTTGAGAGTCCTAGATAACGCACAGGCTTATCCTTGTGCGCTTACCTCCTTGGGCGATGACTAACTGCCGGTCATCTGTTGTGTTTCTCCTTCGGTATGAAGAACTATAGCCAATGTCTTACACGAATGCAAGCTGTCTCTACAAAAATAATTCAAATTATTTCAGAAGCTATTCCGAATCATAGATAAGCCTTTGACTAATCAGGCTTTCTTCAATCGCTGCAAGCTGAAGAAAATACTCAAACTCAGAACCTTCAGGCCATGGCGCTTCAGCGTCAACCCACAACCACTGTTGAAAATGTGCCAGCAATGTGTCCAGACTGAGGTTCAACAGGCTATGACAATCCGTCAGCGCTTGGTTATACACTAAAGGATTGTGAAGGGATTCCAATACAGCTTTGACTTCTGTGTTCATTTGTAAAGCTCCTACGTTGGTTGTGTGTAAGGCTGTGTTTACATTTTTGTAACGCCACTGTGCCATGGATCCAATCTTGTGTAAAGCTGTGATTCAAAAATTTTACAGAAATAATTGAACTATTTTACTGCTCCCAAATAATCAAGGGTTTGATGACATAAATGTCTTGATCGTTGAAGCCAGTCTTATAGAACCGTTTCATTTCTAGGCTGTGAGCTATCCAATAATCTCTCATAGCGTGTCGCCAGCTTGTTTTAGCCCCTGTCTGAGAAGCGTAGCAATCGCCCCATCGTTCACCAGTTTCTTTGTGAACGATTACATAACCTTGAATATCTGTCATTTCCCAACCTCCACCTGACCAACATTACCAATCCTATCTTGACAACTCACCACAACTACACAACCAATAATGATCATGAGTAGAAATCCTATAAGGTTATTCATTTAGCTCACCTTCTCCGGAAGCTTCAGGTTATTCATCAACTCATCAAAGCTATACTCACCCGGAACATGACGTTTACGTAAAGCACTCTCAGCCCAATACTCTGTCAATCCCTCAACATCATCCAGCTTGTAAATGTAAACATTCTTCAACAATTCCTTACTGGTTTCACAGATGCATAGAGGAGAATATTTAACTTCAATCACTGTGTATTCTCCGTTTAGCTCTGGTTGTCCTTTGGATTGTAGAAGGACACGTTCGTTTAGGTTGAATTTGTTCATATCTCAGTCTCCACAACTATAATCATTTTAAGAATGATCTGCTCCCAATCCGGATGTCGTGCTTCCTCGATCTTAATAGTGTCTCCGTTTTTCATATTGACCAGTCCATGTTCGGTACACATGAAAGGAACTTTAGGCCAGCTCATATTACGATAGATAACACCCGGTATCAACTGATCTTTAGTCATTGCTCATCCTCATAATAAAACTTAACTTTAAGTTTCTTATCTAAAGCATGAAACTCTCCCCAAGCTGAGTCTTTGTACTTATCATACCAGTAATCCGCTACAGTTTCTTGTAGAGCTTCACCATAACGATCAAAAGCAATCTCGTACCAGTCAACTAGCAGTTCACGATTGTTCATGCTCCATCCTCACTAAAATACAACTCCTCAATATGATCTCTGCAAGTCAAAGCGTAATTATACCGGGCCTGTTTAAGCGATTCTTTTTTGAGAATCAGGTCAAGACTTCCCTCTAAAGAAGTCTGAGCTGTACGGTATTCTAGTTCGGCTTTAGTTAGGTTGTTGCGTAGTTCTATTAGTTCGTTCATAGAGTTTGCTCCCACTCGTATTGTTCAAGCATCTGTTGTTGGACATTTTCCACTAAAGCGAAAAACTCATGATTCCACACCTGTTGCTCTTGGTCTTTAAGAATCACGGATACATCGTGGAGTAAGTCCATAATAACTTGCATATCAATATCATTCATTCTGCCCACCCAGAAATTTCATACCAAAGACATGCACGATTCCATTCAACTGTGTAGCCATTCTCACAAAGAATGGCTACTTGAACTTCTGAGATTTCATCTTCCTCTTCATTACCTCGATGATTGAAGTAAACTTCTTTACTACCAAGTTCAGCCCACTCTTTGATTTTTGAATAGATATCACTCATGTCTGTTTCTACTCGGATGTTTTGTTTCAGTTCTTGTAGGTTCATTCAACACCTTCCGGTAATAGACAGAAATGAGTAGGTTCAAACTCATGAGGCCAACGTGCAAGAGTGCCATTAAGCTGCACCCAAACACAATATGGGGTCTGTTGTATATTTACTACCGTTATTCATTGTGATATCAATACCTTTTACAACAAACATTTTCTTGTTGAAAGAGCATTCATATGGCAAGTCAATTATTGGTTTCCAATTCATTTCTTCT